CGTTCAACAATGTTTCTGTTAATATCAAAGTAATATTCGTTATTTGCATTGGCATGCTTAGGTGCGGCAAACTTTAACAATGCGCCTTTGGCGGCAGCAACATAAGGTAACGCTGTTGAGCTAGGACCAAATGCACGAGGTGTGCGACTTGCACCTGCATCGCTAGTATCAGTGAAGTATCCACTAAATGCATTAATCTTTGCTTCGACTGGTAGCCATTGTGTAAACTTAGTAGCTGTCTTAGTTGTAACTAGTGGATCATAATAAGTGTAATAGAAGTTTGCTACTTCTTCATCTGTCAGGTAAGGACGGATTAAGTCTTGAATTACTCTAATGATGTCACTGTCTGTTGTCCAGCTAAAGTTAAAACTTTCTTGACTTGTTCTACGATAGATTTGGCCATCTTCTGCAAACAACTTAATGCTACTGTAACGGCCGGTTGGGTCAACAATGTCTAAGTAACGATTAATACCTGAGCTAGTTCTATTAACTGCCTTGGCTTTTAATACGTCTTGGTTAGTAATTACTGGATAGATGTTATAATCTTCCGCAGTAATCATACGATTCTGTGTATAGTATGCCTGTGGTGCATTAGTCTTAATGTCCACATAGCTTTCTGCGGCACTACTGTTACTAACAGTATTACGCAGACCTAAATTAAATGTCAGTGTTGCCTGTTGATTAGACTTTGTAATTACTTCAAATGGAGCAGATACTCTAGGCATATCAATAGGACGTATTGAATAATTCAATCCGTTACTGGTACGGAAGTACAAGCGGAAGTTACCTTTAGGAATATCACCGAACTTGCCGTCAGCAAACACTAAGTCAATCTTGTCGTTTTCTTTACCAACAGTGCTGTATACTTTACGTTGATTTAGTGCAATGTCATTATAGATAACATTGTTACCTGATGTTTCTTCAATTTGTTCCCAAATTGCACTGAAGTTGCCATCGCTGCCGATTTGATATAACCACACATCTGTTTCGTTGATACTAGGTACGTCAATGTTAATAACTTGGTTAGGCAGTGCGTTTGACAAACCAAAGTCTGTGCTACGTAGCACACCTTGCTTGAACATAACAAACCAGCCTGTGTTAGGACTTGCATTACCACGGCCGTCATTGCGATATAGCAATGTAAAGCCAGTGTTAGGAGTAGGAGTACGCTCAAACATTTCGCCTGCGGTGTTAATGTTAGCGCCTACTAGCTCAAAGTCCATGTTAACACCGCTGATGCTAGTACTAAAAGGCACTACTGCTGATGTTTGTAAACTGTTTAATTCATATAGTTCTGTTACTACGCCATCAATGGTTACTCGACGTAAAGGCTTGCCTGGCTTTTGGTTGGCATTCATGCCTTGGCTTAGAACTAAGTTAAACTGTTCAAGGAAGTTAGGATTAGTTGTATCATTCCAAATAATTGGCTTATTACGTAAACTTACGCCATTGCTGTCGCTTAGATTCTGTGAAGTAACAATGCTTTGTAGCTTGAGCATGCCTGTAGCAGGCATGTTACGACGTGGGCTGTAACCAACCATGCGGCTTAAACGGATAATGCTATCTCTACGTGTAGCAGTGTCTAGGAAGTTTTCACGGCTGTTTAAGTCAATACGGAAAGCAAGACTCTGTCCTAGGTAGGACATCATATCGATGAATGCTACAAATTCACTGCTATCGATAAAGTCGTTAAAATCTTCTGGAAAGTTTGTTTTAACATAATCCAAAAGTACACGGCGTAGGTTGTCAAAATCATAGCTACTCAAGTCAACTTGACTCAAGCTCTGATAAATCTTTTTCCAATCCTCTGCGGCAAATATTCTTGCTGTATCACTCATAAGTTTGCTTCCTTGACGCTATATTTATGGACTATTTAAATGGGTAGTTTTTAATAGTTCGGCGCTAACATGTTGATAGAACCGTCTGTATTGAATTCCCATGCAATACCTTCGTTGATATCAAACGGCACATAGGTTACGTCGCAGTTAACAGTAATCGATTGTCTATCTTCGTCTTTGATTACTTCGACAATATTCAATTGCACACGTGGATCATACGCAAAGATGCTGATTACATCTTCTTCAATGGCTTTTTCGATTGTTTCATTGAATGGTTCAAACAACAGCCAAGGAATAGTTGTTCCAAAGTTAGGGTTTTCTAGCTTTTCGCCACGCTTAATACTAAAGTGATTAAGCAAGTCACGCTTAATCAATTCAATATCAAACAGCACTGTAGAAGTAACATTTACTTTGCCAACTGTGCTGTATCCTTTAAAAAGTTTGCCTAATGCCATAATTTAATTCCTTATCTAGGTATTGTTTTTAGTTGACCCGCAGGTTGTGATTGACTACCAATTAGATAGTAGCTATATGCATTTTTACCTAATGGATCTAAGCCTGGATGCTGTGTTGGATCGTTGCCTGCAAGTTTCCACCATGCAAATAATCCGGCTAATCCGCCGCCCATTGGGCCGGAGATTGCTGTCTGTAACTGTGCCGAGGTAATGCCGTTGCCGTAGATAAATCTCTTACCAGGCAAATTATTAAACTCGCCGGGTCCAGCTAACAACCATGTTGCCATCCATCCTGCAATTTCTGACTTTGGTGTTGTATTGTTGAATAGACCATATTTGTAATAAAGAGTATAGGTATAGTGTGTTGCATGCAAGAATATCTTCTCTTGAAGAGCAGTATCCTTTAAGTATCCTTCAAGGCTACCTGGGGCTAATTGCGGACTACCTGGGTTACTAAAGATTGCTTTATTGTCAGCAAACACACTTTTAAGTTCTTGATCCGGGGTTGACCATATACCTGGATCAGATACTTGTGCTTTGGTAGCTGTTGCAGAATCAAGCTCAGTATTTAAAATACCAAATTTGAATAATGTCTTTGGACCAACGGTGTACCTACCTATACGCCCTTTATCGTTTACTACTGTGTAACGTCCGTTACTTAATCTTGCGGCACATGCTTCTCTAAACGGAGCCCAATCGATGCCAATGTCGGCAATCATCTGTGCCATGGCTATTGGTAACTGAGGTTCGACAAATCCTGCAACACTGGCAACTGTGGTAATACTCTTAATGTTATAACCGCCACCGGTTGCAGTTGTTGGTGCACCATCAGGTAAACTAGATTCACTAACAGTAGCAATAGCTTCGCTGGGTGAACCTGATGGTTGTGAACTAGGCGGCTGAGGCGGATTAATACTTGCCGGTGTTTCAGGCGCACTAGGACTTGATGTTTGTGGTGATCCGGCGGCTGCTCCAGAATTTGAAGATGATGTAGATACTGTGGCGGTAGAAGTTGTAGCTGTTGGTGCAATCGCCGAAGTAGGTGAACCACTGCCTGCTCCTGCTGAAGGTGCTACAGCGGCTGCACTTGCGCCACCGCCACCGCCTTTGAATAAGACTTCGTGTCCGCTCCAAGGTTCGTGCTGAGGAGTAATTTCAATATGACTGCTATCTTTACCTGATGTATAAGGTTTAGGAATATCAACTACTTCGGCTGTTCGTTGTGCTTGCAAGCTATGTGAAGGTTTATCAGCGGCTCCATCGAACCAGTTCTTAGCACCAGTCCATCCTGTTACAGGATGTACATTACCTTTATTGTCTCCACCAGTGAAGTCTTTGTCAACATCAACTGTAAACTTGGCAATGGTGCCTGCACCTGCTTTGGTTTCTTCATAGATACCGCCTACACCATTGAGCTGTAGCTGACCATCTGCGTTTAATGCTAGATTACCCGACGCTGCCATAACAATCTTACCAGTAGCAACTTGTTCAATGTTAGCACCTGATTGCAAATATAAATTACCATCAGCAACAATTTCAACTGCTTGACTACTGCTCATTCTAATACCTGTACCTGGGCTAGAACTTGCGCCACCGCCAGCGCCATTGGCAGTATTAAAAGTAATACTATCTGCACTGATGATATAGTTAGGTGTTTTATTTCTAATACTACCTTTACCTTGCATCTTAATATCAACACCTTCCATGTTGATACTTGGACTTACTAGATTAAAACTATTGCTGGCTAGCATGTTAATGTTGTTGTCAGCAGTTAAGTTAATATCTGTTTCACTGTGTAAGCTAATAGAGTCTTTGCCATATACATCAATACGGCCGCCATTGGTTAGCTCAATCCATGCAGTACCTTGCTGGTTGATTACATATATTGCACCAATACTGTCATTGATTAATACTTGTCCACCATTACTACTGCGGATTCTAATTAGCTGGTTGTGTCCTTCTAAGTCGCCATCATCCATGACAAACTGATGTCCACCTTTGCGACCAGTAACTGTATTGTAATCAATACCAGTACCTGGCGTAGAATTCTTACGTTTAATTACTGGTCCTGGTGTGCTAATACCATAAACATTGCTAGGTGTTTCACGTCTGGCAGAACTAGTTGTTACACCACGTGCTTGATCACCACTTAGACCTTGTGTATCTAATACAGTTTGTTGCAATAAATGTGAAGGTGTTACATCAGTATTAGCAGTAGTAGTATTAGGTGTCGGTGAGCCTTTGAACTTGTTCTTATTATATTCTGTTACTGGCTCTAATGTAGGAGCCGCTTTGGTAGTTGCGCCACGGTGAGCAATACCTGGAATCATGTGATTCTGTAGCTGTGATGGAATACAGGCAATCCAAAACCCTTTGCTTGGATCATTGTTTGCAAATACTACTAGGACTTGTACACCAACATCCGGTGGTACAAACCACATACCATAACTTTGCGGAGTGTTAGTAACGTCTGCTGGATCATCTGGGTTTACTATGTTTGTAATTCCGTAAAATGGACTTGCATAGTTGCATGGAATCCAGCCGCCGATATCTTGTTGATCTGTATTACTAACATCAGGAACCCAACACATTAACTTACCCATGAAGTTATCGTCAACAGGACCCATAACTGTACCAATGTACGGTCCTGATCCTTTGGTAAGATTTAAATTCCTGTTACTATCAATCAATTTACCTTGCGGTGTATTATTATTGCTGTTAGTTTGTACGTTAGAGTCTGACATTTATTAACCTATTTTTGGTAATGATGGTAAGCTAGGGAGGCTTGCAGTAGACACACTAGGTAACCCAGATAAACTTGGCATCGCTAGTTTAGGTGTAGGAACCGACCATGCGCCTGTTTTTTGATTTAACTCAAATTTTGGAATCACATCATTCAAGCCTACAATTTTAACAGAGCCTGGAATTGCATTTGGCAATGCATTTGCAGTAGCTAAACTACTTACCGCTAATTTTTCGGCGGCCGCAGTTTGTTCAGCTATGGACAAGTTACCTGCACCACTTGCACTTTGCACTTCCTTAATTGAAATTTTAGCAAGTTCGCCTTCAACTTTGGCAACACTTGCTCCAACTGCTCCACCTAAATTAACCTTAGGTAAGTCAATTTCGGGTAACTTAAAGTTCTTAACTTTATCTGCTAACGTTGATACAGGATTGTTAACACCACTCATTGGACCCATAGCCGCCGATGCTTTAGCAGTAATTGCATCGCTGAGACTTGTACCACCAAGGCCTTTACTTGCGGCCGCAGTAATACCACTCATTGCTTTTGAACCTGCGCTAGATATTACACCAGGGTCTACGCCTTTTAAACTGTTAGTGGCATTATTAATCAATGCACTTGCACCACCGCTACCAGTGACTGCACCAGTTACTGATTTTAATCCAGTGGAGAGTTTTGATTGTGCTGAACTTAGTGCTCCGCTAATCCCTCCGCCTAAACTTGGTGTTGCACCTAAGCTAGGTAAACCAACACCCGATACTGCTTTGTCTAATGCCCCAGATGCTTCCTTTATTGCGGCCGCAGGATTAATTGCAGGTACCTTGCCCATAACATCTTTGGTAATATCATTGATTGCCGCACCAAGTTTAGTACTGTTCTCTTTGATTTGGGCCGCACTGAATGGTGCCGCAATGGCTTTTTCTGCGGCAGCGGCTGCGCCTGCGGCCTTGCCTGCTACTTCGCCGGTTAGTTTATCAACTGCACCTGATACTTTTTCTGCACTAGGCAATTTGCTAGTTAACTTGTCAACTGCACCACTTAATGCGGCTCCAGCTTTGTCTGCTAACCCAGCGGCTGCATCGGCAGCGGCTTTAACATCAGGTAGTTTTAACTGTCCGGTAGCAGGATCAATCGGAGGAGACTCAATCTTACCCATTGACTTTAATTTGTTAGTAAGGTCTTCTTTAGTAGGACCTGCCATTAGAGGCATACCTGGAATTTGGAATGAAGCTATCTTTGTGCTTAATTGTTCAGCGGCACTCTTGGCCATGCCTGCGCCAATATTAGCACCTTTATTGATAACATCTGTTACGCCTGCGGACAATCCCCCAGATGGGCTAGCTGTTGCACCACCGCCTGCGGCAGCACCTGGACCAACAATACCAGCGATGCCTTTATTCAATGACGTTGTAATACTACCTGCGGCTTTTGATAAACCTCCAGAAGCATCTTTAAGTTTACTTGCGGCATTACCTAACATACCTGAAGCTTTACCTTTAAGGTCGCCGGCTGCTCCGCCGAATGAATCTTTTAAGGCAGTACCAGCTTTGTCTGCCATGCCAGCCATCATAGTATTCAACTCGCCGCCCATTTTAGCCACTGCGTCACCGGCGGTGTTTGCTAACTTTTGCATTTCGGTATTGAGTTGATTGGTTTGTTTTATAGCATCGAACAGATTAGTTCTAGGAGGTGCCGTTGCATCTTCTCCAGGATTTTTATCAACACTGCCGCCAAAATTCTTTTCTGCTGATGCTTGAGCGGCAGCGGCTGTAGTAGGTTCACTAACTGTAGATGGTAGCTT